GATCTTTACATTTCTCATCGGCCACTCGCCCTCTTCTAGGGCATGTACCTTAAAAAGCTGCTTTGTCGATCGTGTATAGTCGTAATCAGAGAATTGCTCTGTGGCCTGACTGAGAATCCAGCCAGAAGATGCCGCAGAGTAAGCCTGTTGATTAACTCCACCTTCATAATCTGCACTATTGGTTCTTATTGGAACAATTGCGCCGTACATGACATTGCTGGAAGCCATGGAAGATACTGTCGAACCCGACTCAGGCTGAGCGAGAAGACGCTCATTTGTTTGACCCAAGAAATATGGCTCAACTGTTGACTCTAGGCTGCTATTGGTCTTTGTAGGATCGGTGTTAAATACTTTGCGAATAAACTTTTCTGAACCTTTGTCAAAGTTGAATTCAACTTTCTTATATACGCCGTCGGCTCCGCCAGTGAAGGTCGACGAAATGGTGACGTTGGTGCAATTTTCTGTTATCGTGGTGTTACCATCAACGCCTGCGATGGCCTGAGTGATTGTGAACGAGCCGCCAGAAACTGCGGAGCAGGCAATTTTACCGTTATGTCCAGCCGCGTTCAATATAGCGTCCCTTATAGAGCCTGCAATATCATCGGGGGCTGCGCCGTTTTCATCTCTATCAAACTGGTTGGCGGCGAAATTCTGATCGTTCTTTGCGATATATCGTATCAATGTTCCATCTGTAGAAACAAGATCGATGTATTCATCGAGGCCGACGGCTCCTGCGACAGTTATTGTCGCAGTTGCTGCGACGGCGGTGGCGGTGGTGGCTGTGGTTGCAATTTCCATTACAAAGTTGTTACTCGAATTGGTCTTCAAAAATGCGCCAGCAGAGGAAGTACCATGTGCAAACGCACCAGCGCGAGAACCGTCATAACCAATATAAGAACCAGAGAGTTTGAAAGCTGTGTCGCTGCCGGGTCGAGCATAGAATATTGCTGCCACTGATCCTGTGTTATATCCGTGCACGAATGTGTTAGTTGCATCTGCAGTGCTGCCACTTGGGGCCACAATAAGAGCGTATGCTCCGCCGTGGTTTGCCCCTCTGCCAACAGACCCCATTGTCCAACCAGCGAGACCAGCGGTGTTTGCAGAAGAATTAGCATCGCCAAGGAGGCGCATAAACGTCAAAGGTCCACCATTACGAAGGAAAGCCTTTGCTGCATAGGCGGCATATGTTGGAGAGGTATAATTGCCGTCACGCCAGACATCTCCGCTGCCATCACCGGGAATTGGTTCTCCAAACAATTGGACAAACTCTTGAAAACTCTGAACTTCGACAGGACGAAGGGCAGGACCGCGTTCTGAGCGGCCAATAACTAATGGTCCAGAGGCCGCAGGCTCTGCTGGAACCCTAGATCTATCTATTTCTTGTAGAAAGACTCCGGGTGATACGAATTTAAACTTGCTGGCAGACATTAACTATTTTCTCCTTGTCTTTTCAAAAACTTACTTGCCTCTTTATAATTAGTCATCAAAAGAAGCACCAGATCTTGTAATAACAAAATCAATTGCGATAAATTCTACGGCCCTTGCTGGCTTTAAGAAAATCTTTGCGTACATAATATTTCTATCAATCATATCAGGTGTTGTGGTTGAATCATCAAGCACAACTCTAAAATCTGTAAGGCCGCCTGCTTGCCTGATAGAACCAAGAAGCGGATTAACCTGTGACAAGAACCTATTCCACGTTGCTTCTACGTTGTTGTCAAACAACAGTCTTGAAGAAATGAAAGATACTCGGCGCTTAATGAATAACATCAGGCGACGAACGTTAATTCGGTCCAAGGCAGAGGCTGCTTTCTGAAGAGTCTTTTGTCCGAAGACTGTAATTCCCTCATTCGCAAAGTCTGCGATTGGATTAATATCCAGAGCGTACAACTCGTCCCTATCTGATCGGTCAAAACGATGAGTAAGGCCAGTAACACTAATGCCAGCTGCGCCGTCGGAAAGATTACCTCTATTATAACCTGCGGGAGAGAACCATGGACCTGCTACTTTGTCGTTGTGGGCAAGAACGCCCGCGACTGCCACAGAAGGCGGCATCCACACTTTTCTACCGGAAATTGGCACTCCGATCCATGGTGCATATGCAGCGCCATAGCTAGAATTAAGTGCTCTAGCTTTGTGACGACCTGTGATAACCGTGACTGCCTTTTTTCTAGTCATATAATCATCTGTCGACCAAGTCTTTGGCATATAAAGATTTGGAATGTCTACAATAGCGAGGGCGTCGGCTCTATTTTCACAAGTCGTGATCATATGATCTGTGATTGAAGCGTTTGTGATGCCCGGGGCCATAAGAGTATTGTACTCTGCAAACTCTGGGTCTGCTACTGTATCAATTGCTCTCTTTACTGTCTGATAAACTGAGTTTGATTCGTTCGTATCAGTTGAGATTCCCTTAAATTGTCCAGACTGGTCCTGACGGAGGGGGTCGCTTTCTTTAATATCCCAACCATCAAACCCACCAAACATTGGCATTGTGAATCCCTTAACTCTTGGGATGTTACGAGAAACAGACCCCGTGATCCAAAAACTTCCACTTGCTCTGGAGTAAGACTGGTGCCCGCCAGTGCCTGCAGCTATCCCAGCCAATGATCCAATCGTCTGGCCGCCAGAACCTGAGTGCCAAACAAGATCCTGAGAGGCGTGATTACCTCCAGCAGTTGGAGGGCAAATGTCGTCCATCGTGAAAAAGAACGATGCCGAAACATGCAAGTTAGAATCTGAAAGAGACCCGGGCAGTTTCCTGAGGTAGTCGACATAAGACTGGTTGTGCTCCTTGGATCCCACAGAGACAGTATTGTCAACCCCAAAGTAAGCCTTTGTAGGCTGTAACCCGCCGGCGGAAGAGGAGACTCTGCATCTAAGGACAGGTTGACGAAGACATATACCAGTTAATGCATCTGGTGCAAGGCCGTCAGTGTTTCCGCCGAAAGCAATTCTCTTATTTGCTGCACCTTGGGTCATATTGGAGCCGCCGTCGCCATTGTTTAATGTAACATTTCCCAAATCCGAACCCGGAGACATATAGGCAGCTGTGTCGGCGACGTTGTTATGAAACGGACCGTTTCTTCCGGGAGGACCATGAGGGTTACCAGAGTTTATACCCACTGTATAAACGGCGGTATTTGTAGCGCTAGAAAGAAGATGGATCGGCATAAGCGAGGGTGGACCTTCAAACCCAAAGGGTAGTGCATCTTCATTCGCAGAACCATTTGATACTGCCGGGGAAACCTCGACTCTTATATAGTTAGACATATTTTCAAATTCGCCAACGAAAACCAATCTTCTGTTCGTAGAGTCCCACTGAGCATAGGCATCTCCGATTCTTCTCGCTATATAATTCATTGAATCTGGGTTTAAGTCTAGGTTGTCGAACCTCTCTAGGACCTCTGGTTTGTTGTCGTTGTCTTTCGCGTTACGAACGACCAAACTGAACCTACCAAATGGATCAACATTGCTATTCTTAGGTGGTTTAACATTTTCGATTGAAATCTTAAGGTTCCGCATTGGCCATGTGCCTTCTTCAACTGCGTGAAGCCTAAACAATTTCTGCACAGAAGCGCTACTGGCCGGGTCAAAGCGATCCCAGCTTCCGATATTTTGACTAAATACCCAACCGGAGCGCGCAGCGGAAGCTTCCTGTTGATTAATACCAAACGATGTTCCACCGGTGGCGGCAGATTGTGCGAGGCCTGCCACAAATCCCATCATCTGAGCAGATGAGTTAACCGACGAGCCGGTGGGGAACAGGTTGAGTGTTTCATATGTTTCGCCCAAGAAGTATTTTTCTGTTGCTGAGTGTATATTGGAGTTTGTTTTTGTTGGGTCTGTGTTGAAAACTTTACGGATAAACTTTTCTGAATTTCTGTCAAAATTGAACTCTATAAGGTTTTCAGCGCTGACGCCTGATGAGATGGCCATCAAAAAGTTACCAGAAGTATCTGACTTTACAATTCCGGCGTGACCATCAAGAGTAAGACTGGCCCCTTTTAAGTTTGTGGTTCCACGCAGACCAAATGTCAACCAATCGACAGAATTTGGATTAGCATAGAAAACAGCTGCCAGAGTACCTGTGGCTTCGGTGTCCGCGGCTGGGTTGCCCAATGGTGCAACGAAAAGACCGTAAGCGCCTTGGGGGTCTGTACTGTCGTTGGTTGCTGCTCCGCCGTTGTTGGAGATAGTTCCAAAATTCCAGCCGGCTTGTGCGTCATCGGTGGTAGAGGCTTGTGCATCTTCTGTACCCATAAGCCTAAGGAAGGTTACAGGCCCGCCATTCTTTAAAAAGGCTTTTGCAGCATAGGCAGCATAGGTCGGGGATGTATAATTTCCATCTCTCCATACATCTCCACTTGTTCCGCCGGGGATGGGCTCACCAAAGACTTCTGTAAACTCCTGAAAAGACCTTACAGAAATAGGTCTCATTCCCGGTCCTCGTTCTGACCGCCCTATAATAAGAGGGCCTACGTCGGCTTGTTCCGCAGGAAGCCTTGACTTGTCTATTTCTTCGAGGAAAACACCGGGGGAAATGAATTTAAACTTGCTAGCAGACATATGATCACTTTCTCCATTCTTGAACTATACCACAAACGCTCACTAATTTTCAGGTAAAAAACGGAGCATATAATTATACTTTTCTAAGATAAATAGTTATTCAAAAGATGAAATGACACCCTATTATCAAAATAAGGCACTAGACACAAAAGAAAGGACCCACTCCGAAGAGTGGGCCCCAAAAATCACACACAAAGTAATAATATTACTTGGCGATGAAGTGGAAGGTCAACACATCGTTTGCTTCCATCTCTGAATAGAGGTTGGTACTAGCTGTGAAGTAGGCATCACCAGAATTGAGTATGCCAACAGCACCGTCGTCGTTTGTTGCGTCCGAAGAATCAAGCAACTGACCGTTGTGGAAAACCATAACGCCTGCTGCACTGATTGGATCCTCAGCACTAGAGCCAGAGACCTGAATAACGCTGAAATCGCCGGATGGGACGGAAGCATGAAGTTCGGCCTTTGTCACTCGCTGAACGATAGGCTTAATAGCAATTGTGACAGTCGTACCACTTGCGGAAGTACTAACACCGTCGCCGCCCGCTATAGTAAGGGTTTCACTGTCCAAGTCAACGTCAATGGTACCACTGTCAGAAGTGATGTCCATATCCTGTCCAGTCAACTGAGCGTCTACATACGCTTTGATCGACTGCTGAGTTGCCAATGCGGTAGCACTATCGGTACCCATACCATCTTCATCAAGAATGGTGGTAACTCTAGCGCCAGTACCAACTTGCAGACCAGAATCACTAAGATTCATGCGAGCGGTACCGCCCGTTTCAAATGACTGGGTATCTGTACCAAAAGCAATCTTATTATTAACATCGCCAGTGTGAACAAGATCACCTGCCATAGAGAGGGTGCCAGCAACTGCAGCGTCACCAGTAACCGAAAGGTTATCGTTGACTGTAGTTTCTGAGGTTGAGTGGCCGATCGAAACCGCTACGCCGCTTGTCGCAGTAGCAAGATTCAAACCACCTGTGCCATCAATAGCAACTGCTCCGCCGTCAGCGTCCATGTCGATTGTTGCACCGCCAATAGTCAATGCTGCGTCGGAATCCACTGTAACTGCTGCAGCGCCGTCGACGACGAATGCGCCGGCAGATGCCAAAGTAGCTCCAGTGCCACCATCGTGAGTGATTGTCACGTCCTTACCAGCGCCGAGACCGAGTACGGCCGAGTCGCTCAGTAGGAATACGTCATCGCCAGCAATGATGTCCTTAGCAACACTCAAACCGCCGTCGGTCTGCAAAGCGCCGTCGGTTGTTGAGGTAGCTTCAGTAGTGTCATCGGTGATGAGCCTACCACTAGCTGTAATGGCAGCAGCAGTAAGTGCAGCGACTCGAAGAGGCGCATAACCACTGATGGTAACGTTACCAGAAGTGGAAGCATCTTCTTCGTCACAAGCAATGAAAGCGAAAGTGTCAGCAGATTCATCCCAAAGCATAGCCTTGTTAGCCTTATCTGCAGCAGATCCGTTACCACGTGAAATGACAAGACCCTGATCTAATGAAGGAGATGCAGTCTGGCCCTTGTTCAGCTTGATAAGCGGGTCTTCAACCAACATGTTTGAAGCAGAAACAGTGACGGTTGCACCGTTTACTGTAAGATCACCAGTAACAACAAGGTTATCGTTGACTGTGGTCTCTGAAGTTGAGTGACCAATTGAAATTGCCACTCCGCTAGTTGCAGTACCAAGGTTTACACCGCCGGTACCATCGATAGCAACGGCTCCACCGTCAGCGTCCATGTCAATCGATGCGCCACCAACAACCAGTGCAGCGTCCGAATCTACTGTAACTGCGCCTGCGCCATCAAGAATGAAAGCACCTGCCGAAGCTAGTGTAGCTCCAGTTCCACCGTCATGCGTAATTGTTACATCCTTACCAGCACCAAGACCAAGAACAGCCGAGTCACTTAACAAGAATACATCATCACCAGCAATAATGTCTTTGACAACACTCAAGCCACCGTCGGTCTGTAGAGAGCCGTCGGTTGTTGAAGTAGCTTCTGTGGCATCATCAACAAGTAATCTACCTGTAATGTTCAAGTTGTCAGCAACGGTAACTTCAGAAGTACTGTGACCAATAGTAACGGCAATGCCGCTAGTTTCGGTTGCGATCTTCAGTGCACCTTCTGCGTTTGTAATATAGGAATTCGTACCATCATGATAAAGCTGCAAGTCGGAACCAGTACCGAGCTTGAGGTTCTTACTGTCAGCCATTGTAATGTGGTGGCTAGTGAAGTCCAGAGCACTAGTGCTAAGGATGACACCGTTAGAGCCACCCGAATCGATGAGCTGTAGGTTGCCACCACTCGTTGCGGCGAAGCGGTTGTTGCCGCCTGAGTCCTTAATACGACCATTGGTACCAAGCTTGATGCTATCCTCAAAAATGGCGAGGTTATCACCTTCGTCAAGTTTAAGCATCTCGTTACCATTTGAGTCCTTGAATACCATGTCTTCGCTAGCGGTACCACACTCGATTGAAGCAACGCCGCCAGATCCCCACTTGAAAACTAACCCGGGGCTAGAGCCCTTGTAGAATTTCGCTGCTGGGGCTGAAAAATCAGAGTGAAAGTTGAAACAAACCCCACTGGTTTGGCCAGCGCTAAACTTAAGACCTGCACTACCGCTGAGGTCCAATCGACCTGTACCGGGGGCACTGATGTTTGAATCTGCACTGTTGAACTGTAGTTCTCTTGTACTGTTGAGTAGAAGACCTTCGTCTGCTACATGTGTGAGCGAAACGTCTTGGTCTGCACCAAGATAAATCACACCTCCGTCAGACAGATAGAGATCTGCCCATTCAGCTGAAGTGCTACCAAGAGCGGCACCATTAGCTGAAGCTGGAACTAGATCTGTTGCGATCTCCAGCTGCTTATTATTAATCCTTGTCCTTGCCATTAGTTTTTTTCTCCTATTGAATATAATGGTTTATGGCAAACTATAACATACTCATACGATACTTAACTGGGCAAACGAAGTGGAATTAAACTGAAACGGATATTAACGCAAAAAGGTCTTTTTTAGCGCCGATCAAAGAGGAGTTTTTTTAAATTTCTTATATGATTGTCGAATTTACAAAAATCAGAATTAACAAACTCTAAAGATTTTGATTCACAATCGTTGTCAAGATCTTCAAATTCAAAGCGGAATCTTCCATTTTGGTCTCTTGTGCACAATAAGAGCTTTTTACCTAAAAGCTGTAAATATGCAGCGATCCCTATATCGGAAGTAACAAATTTGTTTGCATCATTCATTTAAATGTACCCATCATTCTTCTTGGCTGTTATTATTATTTTCAGTGTTTGATAGTAAGTAGTGTGAGGGTATCGTAAACCCGAAAGAAAACAGGCGTTGAGGCCTGAAACAAACCCGTCGTCAGGAAGTAGACAGGACTCTGTAACGAAAAGTGTACTCACCTGCTACCACATGGTAACAAGTGAACACACTAGAAGGCTGGAGATTAGTTGTTGGTTTCGTCGTCGAAATCTCTAATGACAAATTTGGCTGAGCCGCCTTCCTCATCAGGTAAATTAAGATAACAATCAACATCTTCAGAAATGTTAGTTTCTGATCGGAGACGCTGAACCTCGTTCTGGATGGCTGTCTGGGCTTCTCCGAGATTTCGAAGAATTCCTGTCTTGCGACGTTCAAACTCTGCGGTTAACTGGCCAAGTTGGGTTTCGGCCATCGAAAGATTGCCTCGATTAAAAAGTACTGTCTGTACGTTTTCCCATGGAACCTCTACAGTTCCTTCCGTAATCTTCTCCACAGTAGTTTCTGTGGTTTCTGTGGTTTCTGTGGTTTCTGTGGTTTCTGTCACAGTATCTTCTGTGTTGCTATTTTTTTCAGACATAATAACCTCCTTTATATTTGTTATGCATGCATGCCTATGAAGCAACACTATAGTACTACACTTTTTTACAAAAGTAAAGCATATTTTGGGATATTTTGTTCTTTATACGGTTCCGACTTTTCTCAGATAATCAACAGTTACCACATCTAAGGCAAAGGGGGCCTCGACGAAGGTGATCGACACACTGTCACCAGCCTCAACATAGTCGTTGCCGGCACCGGGGTATTGAAGCTGACCATTTAAGAACACTTTTAAGGTCCCGGGCTCATAATAGTACTGCGTTGTAAAAGTCTCTATAGAGCCATCAGCATCTTCAATGACGGAGCCGTTGATCACTCTCTGATTTGCAAACTGACTTCCGAAGTCAATGCTCGATTCGCTCAAGCTTCCCGCCCTAGAAATTAGATTGCGATTTACAACGTCAACCAGATCATCGATGTTTGTTGCAAAAACTGTTGTTTCTCTGTTCATCTTGAATTCAACAGCGTTTTGCCTTCTGACAATTTTTGGAGTGTCTTGATTTTTATCCGCGCCGATGACGTACCCTAAAACTTTAATCTCAACAGCTGTTTCATACTTTCTCTCATCCTCTCCTAAATCTGCAGCGTTGTCGGTTTGCGAGAAGTCCTCTTGCATAAACGCTTCGAAGTTATGGCCGTCTTTGTGTACGTTAAAGTAGTTTATGCCACCCGGGAAAGTCAAAAATGGCGTAAGCATCTCGTTGATCTGTTGCTGGTATTCTGAACGAAGCACAACTCGATATGTCATTTCCAAATACGAGGGCATCGGGATTGATATTGTCTCATATACAACTTTGTTGTTGTTTTTATTAAAACCAAGAGTTCCGCGGGCTGACATTGTGTCGACGTGGGCAAAGTTGCTGGACTTTTCTTGGTTTATCTCTCTCGCTATTGTAACAGAAGCGCCCTTGTAATCATCCACAGGAGGTATATGCAACCTAGCTGTGCCTTTTCTGGTAAGACTTTTCACGACGCTAGTTCTCTGCACTGACATAATTGGCAAAATGAGTGCGCCAGAAGAATCTCTAAGCTTCTTATCGTGTTTTATCTGGTACGCTCTCTCTGATGAGACCCAAACCATTGGTACTTTTTTCCAGCCAGTGTTTGTTGTTGCAAAAACGTTTAATTGCTCAAGCCAATCAAAAACAGCGCCGTCGACGGTCTCAAGAGTCGATGGCATGAATTTTATATCCTTAAGAGGGGGGGGATCTGTATAATATCTACTGGGCATCGAATAATCCCTCGCGGGCCTTTATGCATTTGGCCGAAATTTCAAATAAGTGATCAGTCTGACCGAAGAGCTGCCTTGGTTGATTCAATGAGACAATCTCAAAATAAATATCACCATACCTCACGAAGTCTCCCTCTCTAACAAAAAGGTTCTGATCTTCTGTTAATCTTCTTTTATGGAAATGAATCGTGATGGAAGTCAGACGATCTATCCCATTGAAGCCGGTTGTTGTCTGTTGTCCTTCCCAGTCTACGAGCACCGCCACTTTTACAGGAGGCAAGAATGTTTTGTTTATTGCTTCACCGTATAAATCATGAAAACTTGTATGCTCTAAACTTATCGGATAATACAAAACCTGTTGTCCAACAACTCTTTCGATGATTTCATCGTTTACTTGCTTAACATAGTCGCGCTCTTTCTTACCAAAAAAAAGTGGTGGTGGGGGCGCATCTGGTTGTGACCATTTATCATCTGCCATTCCAGTTCAGCCTCCTTTATCCTGCAAATATCCCAGTAGGTATATTCTTTTGTATGTCGTTGGTACTATCCATGATAGCTGCGTCTCTTTCGACGAGCTTAGCGTACGTTAATTCTGCAAGTGTAGACTTAAGCTCTTCTCTGAGTTTGTCTTGTTCTGTTTGCGCTTGGGATATCAAGTCTGAACCATTGAGGGTCACCGATTCGCCGGGAATCGGCACTGTCCCAAACTTGCTTCGCACTTGGCCAAGCATCTCTTTAGACAAGGCTAGAGCAAATCGACGGATCCACTGCTTACCAATACTGTTTATATTCTTATATGGTATATTACCAAGAGGCAATGTGTTCATATTATTGACACCGTCGGTGCCGTCATCGACATCTGACTCGGTCGACCATGCATCTTCTGGTATTGAGAATTTTATCCACATCCTATTCTGAAGAAACGTTTGAGTCGGAGAAGGGAATATTCTTATGTTGTTGTTGTGAATCTCATATGAGAAATGAGACATCCTTGTATATATCGCATCCTCATATGCGAGGGCTTGGGCTTTGTTTTGCCATGCCGGAACCAACTGAAAGGTTGAATCATCTGAGAACTGGCCATAGTTGCCTAAATTACCCACCACGTTAAGGCCGCCATAATATCCGTAAAACCTCCACATCGCATGGGGAGTCTTATAAAATACCTGCTTTACTACAATTCTTTTCGGGGCTGTTCCGTCGATAATTCTAGTGTATCTTACATCCCCGTCTCCCGCTGTTATTGCTGCAAGCGCGCTTGATGAGACGATTGTCTGCAAATTATAGTCTTGGACAGAGGCTGTGGGAATAAATGACGCTGAGTATATATTGTTCGAGCCGTTTGTGCCTGCTTGAGTTGCGACACCTTCTGTGACTCTCTTTGCATACGAATATTCAAACTTTGTGTATTTAAGTGCTGCGCCGGGGGCGGCCATGGAGGCATCGACACCGGTCGGATCTCCAAAAGATGATGATAATTCGCCGGATTGAAGGTTGCCTTTGTGATCAAAAGTTCCTGTTGTATTACCTAGAGCATCCGAAAGCATGTTTGTTGCTTGATGCACATTTACAATGTACGAATATTCTAGAGTTGCTTCTTCATATGCAGAGTATACATTTCCGGGTGTTAGCTCAATATCAAGGACATCGCCGCCGAGCTTCTTGTAAACATAAGCAACTTGCTCAACAGCGCCGGACAAAAAGTTCTCCGAATATAGAGGAGAAGTTTCATCGGAATATATACGATATGGAACAGTACCATCTACAGAAGTTGTCGTTCCCGTGACTGGTAAAACAACTACACTACCTGATTGCGCCGGAACTAGATCTGGATGAGACATTAATTAACCCTCGTTTAATTATAATAAATAGTCAGCAGAAAGGGGAATACATAGTAGATAGAGGGTTTTACTGCAAATTAATTATTTTCTTTGGTGTTAGCCTTCTTTCTAGTTCTTGATTTTCTAGTTGTTTTCGACCCTGTTGTCGTGTTGGCCTTGCGGGTTTTGGTGGTCTTTGGCTTTGTTGTGTTGGTTCTTGTGCCTTTGTCCAGCATCTTTAAGCCGGCGGGGGCCTTGTCGACTGCAGTCTTTGTTGTGGTTTCGACGATAGCTTCTTGGAGTGTCTCGACTATTTCATCAATGGTCTCTGTGACCTCCTCTACCACTGCTGTAGTCGATTCTGTTACTGCTTCGGCCACTGCCTCAACAGTGTTGGCTACTTCGCCTCTAAGCTTAGCTATATTAGCTCTAATGGTGGCATACTTTTTAGCATACTTCTTCATTGTCATTCTCTTGTTGCGCTTTCCCATTATAAACTCCTTTCTTTTATATAAATAGTCCAAATAATAGAAAACCCCAAGCCATAAGACTTGGGGTTGATTCTATGATAAGGCGATTTAGCTATTAAGCGACTGTAACAGCGGCATCTTCGTCGATGTGGACTAACGCATGATACAACGTACCGTCGCAGAAGATTTCGACTTGATCTCCGAGAGTCGATGCGTTGGCGGCATTAAGCGTTATTGTCGTTAATCCGCCGGCACTGAGTGCCTTAACGTCACCGCCTTGAGAGCTATGTGTCGACACCGACATGATTGCTCCCGGAGCAGTTATTACAATATCTTCTGTACCTTCGTCGACGTTAACAAATTTACACCACCAGCCGGCACCTGCGTCGGCAACGGCGGGCAAGGTGGGCGTAGCTGCTGTATCGCAATCAACAAGAAAAATTGTACCACACTTTGCCGCGGCAATTGTAGAGGCACCTGCTGCTAATGTTGCGACCTTCTTTCTATCCGCACTATATCTTCCTAGTTTACTCATTTTTTAAATCTCTCCTTTAAAAATATATTAAAGGCATCACTCGCCTTATCCTTATACAGTATTAAATAGTATGCAATAAATGAAAAAGCCCCCCCAAATTAATGGGGAGGCTTAATCTTTTTAGTTACCGGACGCTATCAGGAAGCGCCAGACTCACCAAGAAGTCCTCGGACGATAACGAGACCGTACATATCCGGTCGGACCATCTTCTTCGCATAGCGAGTCATGACGCCCTTACGGGGTACGAAATCTTCCGTTCCGAAGATCGTAGGTGTGACCTGCAGTGGTACGTATGGAGCGTAAACAAATCCACTTTCGAGGAAGCTACTACCCTTACGACCAACAAGGATCACGTTACGCAGGAAGTAAGGGTCGACATATACGTCCCACTTCTTGCTGATTGATCCAGACCTGACTGCACCAACCGTTCCACGATCGGAATCGGCGGTCACGCTTGCGCGGAAACCACTGGTGAACTCAAGAATGTTAGCAACCTCGGGTGAACAAACGATGAAGTTTGCTCCGCCGCGAAGCGTCTTACGGTGGATCTGAGCTGACACATCATTGATTGTTTCAATGAGAGTCTCATACCATTCACTGACAGTACCAGTGAAGTCAGGAGCTGCGGCAGTAGCACCGAGTTCCGCACCAGTCTCGCGATTAACGAAGAGACCCGGAGCACGTGACCAGTGGTAAGTACCAGCTGTAGCACCCTGAACAAGATCGCCGAGAATTTCACGGTCAATTTCAAGAGCAATCTGCTCTGAAAGAATACCGGTCAACTCAACCTCTGCGTCCAAGTTGTGATAGGCGTTGAGGTCCTGACCTAATTCAGGGCTCCACTTGGCCTTCAGCTTCTTGGTTACAGCTGTAATGGCGAGAGAATCGACCTTGATGTCGATCTCTGGAATGGTGTTCTTTGTAGCACCATCAAAAGTACCGTCAGCAGTTGCACTAGCACCTTCAAGGCCCCATGCGTCTGCACCAACAACAGCACCAACTTCAGCGGCGGCGTTGAAGTTATCAGCCAATGGATACTTCATGGTGATGTCAGTGTCATGAACGTTGTTCGCAGTTGATGCACCGAGAGTGTAGAACGAAATGTGCTGGGCTGTTGATCCAGCGACGATTACGCCGTTCGAATCACGGTAACCAAGCTCAGTAAGCCTACGAATACATTCTACTGCGCCACCAGCGCCGCCTTCGAGCTGCGTGCCGTCGTCGTCAGTCAGAACTGCGCCGGCAAGTGCCTTAAGGTTAACTGTAGCCATGTTAGCGACACTCAATCTACAAACGATAGCCGAAACGACCTTGGTCTGATCTGAGTCGTTGAGAAGATCAGCGTCGAAACGAAGTGCTCGCTTCTGGGGTTCACTGAGGGCAGACAGAGCGACTGGGGCGGCAAGAATACCACCGGTTGCTGCAGCGTCACCCGCTTCATTATCGACCCAGTCAGTTATTGCGGCATCGGTGTTGGGACCATCACCGAAGCTAATTGATCCAGTCGGTGAAGAATACGCTGTGCTCAAGTCGTAAAAACCACCTGCGCCTTCGACAGTGTTACCGTCAAGAGAAACGCCATCGGCGAGTCCTTTACCAACGACGTTACCACCGTGTACGGAAGCACCAGCAGCAACTTCACCCGAACGGGCATCAGTCTTCAAGAAGTCAAGGAAGAAGATGAGACCCGAGGGCAAACTCATCGGCTGAACCGAGACAAGATCATTAGCGATCAATCCACCGAAAACACGGCGAACGATCGGAAAAGCAACAGCGGCGAAACCTTCAACATCACCACCGGCCATTGAGGAAGCCTCACGGAGAAGCTCCTTAGCCTGATTCTCTAAGAGAACGGCCATTGTATTTTTACTGCGATCATCGTCGAGACCCTCAAGAAGTCCAGTCTTCTCCCATTTAGAGAGAATGGCTGCGCCTTCTTTGGAGACGTCACGTGATACGATGCCTTCAGTCAATTTTTGTAAAACAGACATGTTTAAAACCTCCTAATCATTAATTTGTTATGCCTGCTAAACGCTTCATTCTCATAGAGAAGTCTTCGTTTAGAGTTTTTGTCTTCCCTTTGGAAGACACAATTAATGAAGGTTTCCTACTAACGGCTTCGCTCAGTGATTTCGGCAATGATTTCTTTTCAGTGCTTCCCACAGTGCTTTGAAGTGTTTCATAAATAACCTTCGCTTCGTGTGCTGTATCCGCTTTTGAAATAGCTTCGACAATCTTTTCTTTTTGTCGCTCATTCAGGGAGATGCTTTCCAGTGTGCGGTTAATATACAGCAACTTTGCATTTGAAATGTTAACTTGGTTAAATTTCTCGTGCATTTCTTCAATAACTGCATGGAGCTTTTCATTTTCCTCACCGAGGATGCTCCCTGCATTTATAAGATTCTTGTTTTCTTTTGTAAGCTCTTCTACGTTTCCACGGAGTGCTTCCATTTCTGCCTTGACTTCATCGTCGTTCTGCATAGCGAGGTATTCGTCCTCTGCGTGCTCCATCTCTGAGTCAGGGCGATTGATCCAGCCGCTCTTTTGTGGATTAAGATCAACTGTGAGTTTCTCTAGGAGATCATTAAGGAGATCTTCATCCAGAGCTATTTCTTCAACGTTTTCTTCTACTTTTTCTTCTTCGGAGTCTTCGGCTGCAGCCTTCATAGATTCTTCTTTGTCGCCATCTTTATCTAAATCCAAGAAGTCAGGCTTTGCTGCTTCTTCTAACGGCATGGACGCGGCGAGTGATTCTTGGCTTTCAGTGTCGTCGCCGTTAAGAGCGCCCTCTTCTTTGGCCATATCTGCAGTCAATTGATTAAGATCTACTTCGATTGTCTCGTCTTTATCTGGACAACCACAGAGATTTTCACCTTCTGCGAATGCTTGTGGGGGATCTTGGCTAAGTTCCTGCATCTCTTCAGCTGGAGCGTCTGCGATTGGGTCTTCCTCTTCGAGACCAAACTCATCCTGCTCAAGTATGGTAGACATAGCTTCCTTTACTTCTGCTGCATATTTTTCAATGATTGCTGTTTCGGCATTTTTGAGTGCCGCTTCTTTCAGCGCCTTAGCATCGATGACGGCTTGCTCTAATAACGAAGACATATTAACTTAACTCCTAATAGTAAATAAAAGAATATTATTCTCTATTAAATAGTCCATGCTGACCTAAAAAGACATGAATATTTGTAGCCAAGTGTAGGGGGCTCGTTTCCGACTAGTCTGCGACGAAGACAAGGTGCATTAAATGATTTAAACTTTCCTCATCAGGGGGCGTATCTCTAACATGGGCTTCAATGGGCCTGATGTCTCCAAAGCGCATGCTCAAGTCGCGACGATCTTTGCCGGCCATCCTTGGTCCATGAGTCTGGTCAGGACTTAAAACAAGGAGAGTCATAACCCATCCGTCATCATCGACGGGCCCGATGGCCAATGCGTGAACTCCTGATTTGTATTTTATGTTGTAAACTTTGCCTTCTGTTATCATTGTACTCTCCAGTGCTGCAATTGCACTCTAATTTATTCTTATTGTGGTGTCATTTCTACAGTCAGTCGACCATACACGTCACCCGTGCATGAAGCACTTTGTCCGGCCATGACATAAATCATAGTATCACCCGAGGCGAATGAATGATCCACAGTGCCACTAACATTTATCAACTCATCTCCGTCGTGATTTAAGTTTATTGTAGCAACGTGCACCAAGGCGATGGCTGAATCTTCAGCTCCGCTGTCGGTCCACCCTGCGGTCGTTGCTTTGAAAAGAAAGATTGCAGGGTCATCAGTATCTGAGCCGTTGGTCCATCCATGGAACCTGTACCCCGTGCATTTCGAAGAAACATGCGCGGCTCCGATCGATGCATATCTTGCAACAAATCTATAATCGAATCCCTCCTCAAAAGACTCACCAGAGCCGTCAAAGTTCGTGGCAGAGTCATTCAAAGTAACGCCATATGCACCATTGGCCGACTTGTAATAATATGATCCTGTTCCTACAGTATTCACCTGCTGTATCGGCTCATTAAATTGATAAGTAGCGCCAGCGCCTTCTCCTCCGCCGGCTGCAGCCTCCCAACCGGGCACTGCACCGTCCAAAGTGAGGACATGGTTGTCACTACCAACAGCGATGCGGGTAAGAACGCCGCTGGAGTTTCTGTAGTACATATCACCAGATGCATCAGACCCAAGAGCGAAGCCACCATTTGGAATGTCCAAATCACCAGAAATAGTCACAAGTGAGTCGGCACCGTTACCAATGGTTACATCTACTTCATCTTCAGCTGAGCCGTCGGCTATTATGAGCCCGGGTTGTGATTCGCCATCATGGGATGCAACTGAGAGTGTCAGCTTTCCGCCCTCTTGACCATCCGTATGAACTGCAACTTGAGACTTAATCTCAGAGAACAGAACCTGATCTTGGTTAGCATCATCGGCGTAGAACTCTATGAGACCTGCTACGTCATTGGCTGCACCTGCTGCGCCCTTATCTTTAACAAAGCGGAGTCTTGCACCATCAGCATCACTTGTAGTGTTCTTAATAATAAATAACGGATCGGTTGCGTTAGCAGAAGCCACTGTTACCGTGTCGGTATCAATAGTAACTGCGGTAGAGGCGTCAATGTCCAAAGTTGGAGCAGTGACGTTAATAATTGAATCAGCGTCAATCCCCAACTCTCCATCGGCTTGCTGTTGAATAAAGCATGCAGAGTCGCCGAACATGAGTTTGGTTGTTCCAACGCCAGATGCATCTGATAGAAGAAGACCTGTGTCGTGTACGTGTGTGAGAGTTACTTCGCCGTCAGCGCCAAACTTAATTGCTGCGCCGTCGGTCTTGAATGCGACACCTGCTGCAGCGTCGAGGATCCTGAAGTTTTCTGCGTCTCCATTGTCTGTAAAGATCAGATCTTTTGCATTGGTAACTAGCTTTACTGTGACGTCGCCAGAGTTACCCTCAGTGATGGTTAAAACAGAAGATCCGCCGTCTTGTATATCTATAATGCCTGTAACAGAATCGAGAGTGACGTTGCCAGAACTAGTTGATGCGATCTTAACCCCAGTATGTCCGTCTAGCTCTGTGCTGCCGGCATTAGAATCAATTGTTATATTTCCGGTCGACGTTGAAATGCTTACCGCGGCGTCACCTGCTGAAATATCGTCAGCTGCTGTCGAGCCGCCGCCAGTGGCAGTTAAATCTGTTTCGGAAATATCATAAGAGCGCCAATAGATCTTGCCATCAGATTTCGTATAAAGATAACCCTTGCCATTTGCAGGTTGGGCGGGCGTACTGCTCTCTGACGATATGGCTATCTTCCCCGCTACGTCTAACTCAGCAATGCACTGTGACGTACCAATACCAACCTTAGAAAAAGAACCAGTACCGCAAATATCCATACTTCCAGTAACTTGGATGAGGTCTCCACATGAGCCCGATGATTGAATCCTACCTAGATGAATGCCTGCCATGTTTTTATTCCTCTTCTGTTAGTTCCTTAAGAACCATTTCATATAATTTGCCGGTAATGTTGTTTTTTACAACCAGTTTATCTCTCTTTTCGTAAATAGTCCAGTCGCCCTCTTTATTCCTCAAATGTAAGTCGCCTGTATAAACATTTGCAAAACGTTTTGAAGCGGAACCTAAATTGTAAGTACTGTCGGCTGATGGTATAATACTACCTGTCATTCCAAAAGTGCCCTTGAACGCATGATGGTCACCCGTTGAGTCGCCGAAGGTAGTAGATCCGTATTGCTCAACTTTAGAGACAATCACTTCGGTTGACTCAACAACGTATTGTTGAGCATATATTGCGCCAGATATATGAAGATTACCTGTCACGACATGGTCGCTTCCAGATAGTGCAAGTTCTGAATTGATAATACTGTTTGATGATACAAAGAAGCTCATTTTACTTTCCCTCGTTGACTGCTAAGCCGAGTGTACTGTCATTTTCGCCGGCAACAAGACCAGCAGTAGTTAAACCAGAGCCAGTGAGAGGAAACATACTTCCGCTAGGAATTGATGTCAATTCTGCTATGACTTGATAATATCCGAGACCGTCGTCGCCGCTGGTGTATCTGTGTGTCTTTAGTTTTGTTGTGTTAGCACCAGTTCCGCCATTAGCAGCATTGTTTGCTACGCGAGCTACAGTGGGGCGATATATATAAACTTCTGTACATTTCGTGTCCATTGTCAAAGCTGCTCCGTGCGATGATAATTGCCAATAGTGCTCACCTTTAAAGTGTTCTGCATCCTGATCGTCGCCTACTGGGTTGGAGCCGCTGGCAAAAAATACAAAAATTGGCCGGGTTAACCTCCTGTGATTGCGGATTGTCACGCTCTTTGCGACAGTTGGGAATTTTATCCTGTGAGTTTCACCTATTGCAAGCGCAATTGAGCCGGTCATCCAGACTGATCCTGCTGATTTGTAAGACTCAGAATTTCGAAGACCTGAACTATAATTAAACGGCATCAGCTATCTCCTATCACGTCGCCGACCAATAATTGGCATGAAGATCGTTGGTGGCATCAGTCAGGCCAGATCCAGTGAGCGCGTACATGCTTCCAGATAAGATACCTGTCAACTCAGCAAACATCTGATACGTCGCATTAGTTGCAGCCTCTCGGTTTGAGCCTGCGCCGGAAGCTGTTGTTCCTGAGTTGACTTCTCGATAAATATACACTTCAGTACATTTAACATCAACACTTAGGGTCGATCCACCCTCTAATGAAAAATAGTGCATACCCTTGAAGTGCTCTGCATTATCTCTATCTGCTTGTGGTTCTGACCCACTAGCGAAGAAAACACGGAGTGTGTGCTCGTTTGCGCCGCCGGTGGGGCTCATGTTGTTTATTGTTAGACTCTTTGTGACATAAGGAAACCTTATCCTATGTTCGACGTCTGGTGCGATTGTAGAGCCAGTCATCCAAACTGTGCCCGGGACAAGGTACGAGTTAGTGTTTCTTAGTCCAACTCCGGGATTTCCATTATAAGTTGCCATTGTTATTGCCCTTCAACCTCCTTGTTGCTAGATCTAGAAAGTTGAACATGCGGCAAAGATATTAACTTCTGAGGCGTCTAATGCAAAGAAAGCAACGCGGTCGACGCCTGCGATCTCATAACATCGATATTGACGCAGATCTGGGGTTTGATTCGCTGGAGCGAGATCAGCATCTTCGCCTGCTATATTTACTTCGGTTGAACCACCAACCGTTGTGGATAGCGGAAACCACCTCAAGAAAGCATGGCAGTACCCGTAAACAGTTACGGTCTCGCCGTTATCTTCATTGCTATCTTCAACCAAAACGTGCAAATATCTTTGATTCTCGGTCGGGTACCCTTGCGTCCCAATCGCAGATGTAACGCCGCGAAGAGTGTTTAGGGTTTCCACCGGCGTTACGGTGCCACCCTGAGTGCCAGTCAAGTTTTTCGGGCTTCGTGTCCTGCCCCAACTTGTGTGCTTAAATGCCATCTATATACTCTCCTAACCAAACATTTTCTCTACTAATTAGTGCAAGAAAGTGCAAAATACTTCGCTATTTCTTCAACAATTATTCTGGCAGCTGTTCCAGCATCATCTTGTATTTTTTACCTGTTGCATTATTGATAACACATAAGAAATCTTCTTCTTCAAGAATCGTCCAGTCGCCGCGTTCATTCTTCAGATGAAGGTCACCAGTATATACGTTTGCGAATCTCTGTGTCGAGGAACCCAAATTGTATGTAATGTTTGCTCCCGGCAAAATACTGCCAGTTACATTGATGCCACCATTGACATCCAGCTTTGCTACTGGACTAGTAGTGCCTATGCCAACTTTGCCAGCGCTAGTAATCCGCACTCTTTCTGCCGGGGTTGTATCATCAACAGCGGTGTGAAAAACCATAGCAGAAGCAGAATCAGCGTCACTTTCTGCTTCCTTGACAACCGCTACGGTGCCGCCGTGGTCAGAGCCGCCAGTTTCGCCAACATAAAAAGTAATGCCGGGGCCGTGACCAGCAGCCATGTCGACGCCGGCATCTTCCACCTCTAACCGTAACATCTCTAATGGCAATGCCGAGGCCGCGATGGCTGTCTTATATAAGTGTGTCAGTGCTGCTGGGCTGTTTGTCCCTATGCCAACATTGCCCGTGCTGCCAATCCGCATTCTCTCTGCGGGATAGGTATCATCAATAGCAGTATGAAAAACCATGGCGGAAGCGGAGTCGGCATCGCCTTCCGCCTCTCTGACGACTGCGACCGTGCCGCCCCAGTCAGTGCCACTAGTCTCCCCAACATAAAAAGTGATGCCCGGGCCATGGCCAGCAGCCATATCGACGCCGGTGTCTTCCACTTCCAATCTTAACATTTCCAATGGGGTCGGAGTTGCCGAAACTGCTGGCTTATACAAGTGTGCTAATGCCGCAGGGCTAGATTTGCCAAAGCCAACATTTCCAGTAAAATAATGGGTATCATCTGAAGTGTCGCCGAAGACGGTTGAGCCAGAAGTCGTGACCTGAAACTTCATTGAGTTGGCTGTGATCGACCCTGTAACTATGAGGTCTCCGTTAACAGTAGTGCTTAAAAGAGTTGCCATGCTCTAACGTTCTCCCCCTAAGTTCTTTAGTTTTTCTTCTTGTTCTTTGATTTTATTACTTAATTCTTTGATCGACTCCAACAGCACTGCTGTCATCTTACTGTAAGACACAGCAACTGGCTTGTTGTTTTCATCCTTTTTGACAAGTTCAGGAAAGACTTCGTCCAGCTCCTCTGCAATAAATCCGAAACTTTCATCTCCGGAATCTTTGTATTCAAACTTGACGGCATTTATCTTCTCTACGTTGTGGAGTTGAGGGCCGATTACTTCTATGTTATCTTTGATATCTCTGGAAGATGATTCTGTGAACGATCCTACGACTTGGACGTTTGTTCCACTGGTGGTAATCGAAGAGTCGAAATTCCTAACCCTAAAATATTTTCCGGTTCCTTCTGCCACAACCCAATCGCCCTTATCCCACACTGTAATAGCCGGAGAATTGTCGATTGCGGACGTCAGTGACAACCCACTAGATGATCCAGTGGTGACAATAAAGTAATCGCCCTTATTGATTGTTCCAGAAATACCTGCTGCTGTGGCTGTGCTCTGAGACGCATCACAAGCGCCCTTGAAAGTTACTCCTCCTGCCATTTGTATTGCTCTCCTTAAACTTAGCACGCCCGGGTGGGCTAGTTTTAAAATGGCTTGGCCCGGGCCTTGGTCATCGTTTCCGTCATTAGTGCTCGTAAATTGAGATCCGAGGCCAGTATTTTTTGTTATGATGCCTGATGCATCGGATGGTACTCTACCTCTACCCATGTTGATACTCACTATATAATTACGTCATAAGTAATTAGTGGAATTAAGAGTTATTTACCTTTTTTGCGCTTGAGGGCTTCTATTTCAAGAACGCGTTTCTTTTTGCGGTTTCTTCTATTTTTCTTGGAGGAGGGCTTCTCAAAGTATCTTCTGTCTCGAACTTCGTCCAAAATACCACATTTCTTAACCTTTCGGCTAAACTTTTTGATCATTCTTTCTAGTTCGTCTTGACTGTATATTTCTATCTCAACGTTTATTGGTGTTCTTCTACCCATTGGTGTTCCTAAATTAAATTAATTTTTTCCAGACCTTTGATTGTTCTCCAAAGATCGATGCAATATCAACACCCCCATCTTTTGGATCAATGCCCGAGAATGGAGAAGTCGGGCTGGAGGACGGGCCTGTAGTTCCGCCAGAAGGCATCGGGGTTGTATTTTCAAACAAGTCAATTCCGTTATAAGAATCGCTTCCGATGGCGTCTAGCATTTTCTTCCTGTTTTCTTGAAGCTTTCGTCGAGCGGCTTCTTCAGTTGCCTCTATTTCTTCTTGTGAAGGAGAATCGTTTGGTATCACTTCTTTTACCACTGTTGGGTGGCGAGTCAGACCTGAAGCTATTTCAGTAACTATACCTGACAAAACGCCTTCCTCAAATAGTGATTCTTTAATACACTCTTTTATGAGAGGTTTAAGGATCTTTTTCAAATCTTCTTTGTTCATACTATCTTCGTTTCAAAATGTCATTTAAGGCGCGATTGATTTTATCAGCCTTGTTAAATATGTTTGGAATCTTTTTGGCTTCTGTTACCATGAAGGCATTGGGAGTCGATGGCTCTGAAACCATGTCGAAACAGATTAACTGAAAGTCGTCTCCAACTGTTGTGACTCCATTCGACTCATGTACCGAACCCATCCCTCTAGATGAGATACCGCACGGTATATTTGATTTAATAAGAGACTTTAAAATCTGCCCAGATGGAGTCTCTAAAACCTCTATCTTCCCCCTCACCACTCCATCGTTCATCCAAATATCAGTGACAACGTGAGATGCATTCTTTAAGTTTATTACTGAGTCGTCTGGATGGTCGAGTTCGCCTAGTGCCCTGCGCTCATCAACAAGCTTCTTATAGTTCTTGACCTCTCGTGCTAGCACGCTTTCAGGATAAACACGACCGTTGTGGTTTTTTGTTTCTGCCATTTGCATAATACCAGAAAGTATCACAGCGCCTTCGTCACGAACGCGGCGTTTTTCATCCTCAGTTAGCAAGTCTTGACATATGCCACCGTCGCAAAGTTCATAATATTCTCTAAGAAGTTTCATATTTGTTCCTCAGTGCGGGGGCCACCCGCATCATCTAAGATCCCTTACAGCAATTTGCAACAGGTCTAATATACCATCGTATGGTTGTAAGTGGTCTCATTTCCATCTCCTATAATTTGTTTTCGTTCGTCGTTCTTTGTTAGTTGAGTGTACTTTAATACCGTCGTCGTCGAACAACACGCTAATAATATAACTGGTTCCCGAACTCAACCAACCCAAACACAAACCTGTAAACAAAAAAGTATCAAAACTAAATAGTCGAGTTTGACCGTTTAGCGTCCACAAAAATATACCGACCCAAAAGCCAGTGCACATTGGGCACGACAAAAGATCACCAAGAAAACCGCCGGATGGACGGATCTTACTAAATATCTTACCATATACTAGTATCTGAGTTAAGCCAAAAGAGCAAAGTATAAAATATATTAGGTCCACTATTCGTCGCTTTCGTTTTCTCTTATTAGTGAGTAGTTGTACATAAACCCATAAGGCCTTACACCGGTGTGCATCGAACCTTTTGTATCTGAATGTGGAACTTCTCCAAGCTCAGTGGATCGTTCTGGGTCTGGCGAAAGCAAGAAGTCATCTTCCATCTTTTCCATCTTATCTGCATATCGGAAGTATGGTTCTTCCTCTTCGATAAATTTAGTTAAAGAAAGCAGCAATGCCTCAGTATCATTAATAGACTCATCTTTAACAGCTGGTATCGCTGCTTGCATAGATCCATATATGTTCCCGCCTTGGACAGTGGAAGGGTCAACTACCCCCTTCTTAGACAGGAAATCAAACAACCTATCTTGAGTTGCGTAAACTCTATCATTTGGTTTGTCTTTTGCTAGGGCCAACACTCTTCTCTTTTCAGGCACCAATACAATATCTATATCTTCGTGATCGGTGACCAAATAATTTCCATCTAGAGTTGATCTTATCGCAAGTTCAACTTTAGCATCAGGCTTCTTTTCCCGTTGCTGTATTTTGACCCTTAATTTCTTGGGTCTTTCGACTTTTATCTTTATAACCATTAGGTCGTCAACTCTTCGCTCAAGTTCTGTATTTTCAATATGTCGATGATATCATTCTCTGTTAATTCTCTTGTACTGAACGATTCCAAAATATTGAGGACTTCGTTTGTTTTTTCTGTCATTGCTTTATCTTCCGAAATCTCAGGCATAGACACAGATTCTCGGACGGTTTCTTTGAGACGCCCGATCTCTTCATTAGCATATACTCGGAAGGATATTCCGTCATCAGCGAAAGATAAAATATACTTACTGAGAAACTCCTTTTGAGATTCGTTTAGCTTATTCCCGTAAGATTCATTGAATTTTGAAACGAAAGACTTATAAACCAAATTATCTATTGGGGTCTTTTCTGACTCTTCTTTTGCTGTTTCGCTAGTGAGTGTTTCTATTACTTTTTCCTCTAGCAGTACTCTCTGTTTTACGTTCATGTCGCGATTAAATAGGGAATAGACTGTTGCTATGTTTCTATAGTTTGGAACAAAGTTATTAAAAATCTCACCTGCGAAGGTTTTATTTATTTTATTTATCAATTCACTCTGTGTGTTGAATATTTCCTTCTTGCTCAAATCAGAGTAAGCTAATTTTGTTTCGAATAATAGTTTCTCGGCAGTGTTTTTCTTCAGTCCGGTAGTTTCTGTGAGAGTCCTGTATAATTCTAACTCTTGAGTTAAGATAGAATTTGCGTTGAAAAACTCCCTTATAAGAGATACGACTTTTTGCTTTCTATTTGAGTTGTTTTTTATTATTGATTTGACCAACTCTCGATGCATTGCTTCGTAAATAAGGGCCGTGTTTCGTTTCTTATTGTGCTTAAGTCTCATCTTTGTTCCTCATTTTTTCGTTTAGGCTATTGATCAGATTCTTAACTTCCTTGCTCATTTCAAAAATCTGTCTCTCTTCCTTTAAGTAATTAGTGTCTTTTGACTCGTATAATCCGGATAATTCAGAATAACCTTTCATGGTGTTTCTCTTGGTGTTCTTGCCCACTTCAGTCGCCACCGAGCCTAACATCCTCTTGCGGCGGCCGGCTACTCTTCTCATATCTTTTGAAGGATGTTTTAGTTTATAGGCACTTTTCTCATACCTCCTTACATCATCCCTCTTTCCGGGAGGGGCAGGCGATGGGGTATCCGGTGACACAATTAGCGGACTATCCGCTTCGGGCTCATCTAAGTCTTCAGGGTCAAAATCAGGAAGACCCTCTGGCGACTCCAGATCATCCCCCAACTCTACATCTGCTGCGTCTCCGCCCTCAAGTGTGCCCGAGGCACTATAAGCCGCGGCCTGTTCGGCTTCGCCGGCAACTTCTAGTGAAGATTCAAACTTTCTGTCATAGAACATCTCTCTCTGATTTCTTAAGAATTCTTCTTCAGACATTCCAAAAAGCTTTCTCGCCAGCCAGCGGTGACTAAAGAAGCCTTCAGTTGCTTTTGATGCAGTGTCAAATTTAGCACCCCAATGCTCAAGCTCCTGAAGCTCTGCGATCTTCGATGGATTATTTAAACTCAACTTGAATGAGAGTAAATCTTCTGAGCGGAAGCCCAGTACATAAAGATGAATTAAGCCAATCTTCTCCAATTCCGTAATGACTGAGCGCTGAAGTCTTTGTATGGTTCTCGCAAAGCGAATATCCTTTTGTGCAAGGGTTGTCTTGTCTTCGTCAGCGCCTTCGCCTCTTGACATGTAAGACTGTGGCACCTTAAGTGCAGAGAATAGTTTATCCCTAAGATACTTTACATCCTCGATGTCACCAGTGTAAGTGCCACCCGGCAAAGTTTCGACCCTTGAGTTGGTGCCACCTCGAACTGGAATAAAGTAATCTTCATCAACCGACATTGGATTGTAGCGAAGGTCTACTCGGCCAGTGTTAGCATCCACAACTTGATGGCGTTTCATTTGAGTCATTACTTTTTGCATGTATTGCTCTACGTCTTGGGTTGGAACATTGCCAACGTCGACATAGAAAACTCTTCTCTCTGGTGATCGTACTATTCGATATGCCATCATGGCATCCTCAAGAAGAGTGAGTTGTCTCCAGATTCTTCGCGCAGGTTCAAGTGCAGAGCTACCATATGGTGCGTATTTATCGTTGCCCAGAATTCTAAAATGTGCAACTTGCCAGTTTTCAAAAGTCATACCACCAGAGTTCCATTGATACTGAACATAGTTGGGGTTTGTCCTATCTTCGCCTTCAAGACGCTCAAGCTCACTAGTTGGAAGACCTATAACACTTGATACTCCTATCTTCTCGTCGATGTCTAAATACAAAAAGAAGTCCCCGTACTTGCACATCGAACGACACCAACCAAAAAGATTGAACTCTACATTCATTATGTCGTGATATAGTGAATATAATAAACTAGAAATCTCCTCGTTGGGGCAATCTATTGTTAATAGCGGTTGAAGTCTAGATGATGTGGTCATTTCGTCTGCATAGATGTCTAGAGCTGAGGCGATCTCTGGGGTATACTCCATCTGATCGAAGTCGACATATCGTTCCGTTCGCTGCTGGTTGGACATGACATTTGCCTGCAGGTTGTCGAAAGGATTGTAAGAAACCTTCTTAAAGTTCTGACCAGAGGCTGATTTGAATCTCGACGCGTAATAATCTAATTGTCTTCTACGCAGTCTGTGGTTTGTTTGTGTCCTATGATTTACAAGAGGGCCAGACAAAAGCCTTGTTAGCTTCTTAAATAATGTAGAGTTTTCATTGTTCGGATTCTGTTGATTAGTGTCTGACATTTATATTACCCTTTGTAGAGCCACGAAAACTGCTCTTGATTTTTTCTATGCTCTGCCATCTTATCAAATGTTGAGTCATTTTTATAGTGATTTTGGCCGGGAATGTTGGTATTCAAGCTTGTATTCACTTTTATCATAGAATCTAACATCACTTTCTTATATTCAATATCTCTATAACTATCTGTTAACACCGTGTCACGGATCCAGCACCCAATAGAACAAGCCAAAACCAAGTCATCGTTGTATGATCTCATAGCTTCTGGCTTTCCGTGATTCCAGACAAAAGTCTTCATTTCCCCATGGAGTCTCGAAGAATATATTTTAATTAGTTTATTTCTTATGAATTCTTCCATCTTAGCGATGATAAGTGGCCTAGTTTTAGAAGAGGTGGTAAAACCAGCGACGGCGTTGCTTTTATATTCCGCCTCAAGGGCTGTAATATATTCGTGAGTCGACTTTATAGAATGGTATACGTTTTCGTAACCCTTTTCTTTTAACTTTTGCAAAACAGCAAACCCTACTGAATTATTCTCAACCACCAGCATGCATGTACCGTACTCTTTTCCTGCACTATAAAGAACGTCTGCGAAAATGTCCGGGGCTATCTTTCCCTGATACTCTGCAACTATCTCCATCGTATTTACGTTAAACACGTGAAACACTGAGTAATCTTTTCCATCGCCCCTTGCTACATCGGCTGAAATAAAATACTCACTGTCTGGTTCGCGTTCTTTCCAGATCCAGTAATTTCTGTCAAAGCCCGTTCTGTATTTCGGCTCGCAAATCAAACTCTCTACAAAGGACATATCGTCAGAATGAAACACAGTCTCGCCAGACATATTAAAGTTACACTCAAGCTCTTGAGCAATTTCTCGTCGAGACATATTCTTTGTTTCTTTTTCGAACCATTCTTGATCTCGGTCTGGGTGGACATCCCACAACAATTTAGTAGGAAAGAAGTCATTCGATTGATGCTCCGCTTCGGAGTACGTCTTGTGAAACCAATTGCCTACGCCGTTTGGAGTGGATAATGCAATGCAGCGGCCGCCGGTGGACAAAGTAGGGTATAGGCCCATCCACAACTCACCCAAACCTTCAACGTGGGCGGCTTCGTCGATCACCAAGAGCGATAGAGCCTCAGAACGACCAGCGTCCCCACTAGTTGAGGATGCTTTAATCTGAGAGCCATTGTACAACTGAAAAGACGTTCTGTTATCTATTGCTACATCCGAGATTCTTATCCATGGAGGTAAGTTCTTTAGAATTAATTTAACTTTTTTGACAAGATTGGCAGCGGTGCCAAACTTTGTTGCAATGACGAGAACGTTCTTTTCTCGATGAAACATCATAAGCCAAACAACATATGCAGCAGTAACAGTAGAAATACCTAGCTGCCGCGCTTTAAGAATGACATTAAAACGATTGTCGTTAAAATTGTCAATCAAATCTTTTTGGAAGTCATATAGACGAAAAGGTATCAGACCCCTCTGTGGGTGGGATATCTTTGCGTAGTTCGTTATAAAATAGGATGGATCGCGGCCGCAACGAACGACCTCTTTCATAATCTCTTTCTTGGAAAGTCGATATGTCATTAAAACTTACTAGTTTCTTTGGCCGGATTTTATACTCCAAGCCTTAAAGTGTTCGAACTTTTCGTCATCTCTGGTGACGTTTTCGGGGCTTTTTTCTTCTGCGCCCATGGACAAGAACTTTTTAATGTTATCGTCCAAGTTATCTGTGCTCTCTTCTGATATCGCCTCTGCGTCGGTGCCAGACATACGATACATGCAAGAGGCTTGAACAAAAGATCGGACTCGCGAGGTGCTTTGCACCATCACGTCTACCTCGCCTTCTTTTACGAGATCCAAAGAGTTGCCAGTTAACTTCTTGTATTCCTTTTTGAGAAAACCAGCAATGGAAGCGATCTTAGACTCTACCTCCGACTCGAACCCATTCTCGTGAACTTCTTTGAGTTTCACATCTGCATGGTAATGTACAGACATAGCATTACCATGAAACTTTACAGAAAACCCGTCCATAACTCTTGAGTCATTAATTACGTGACCTTCTTCCCTGTTGAGGCCAATTTTAATTGGTTCTCCATTTTCATCAAGGGCTCCATCGTATGTGTTCGATAAAACCTGCGAGATTCCGTTTACAATTTCTAGTGTTTTCGACATATTGGTCTTCCTCTAAAGCCTATTATAAATAGTAGTCAGTTTTATAAAAGGTCAGTTATTAACTTCTGGACGCCAACCTGATTGCCAGCGATCCTCGCGATGTTCTACATAAATAATGTAGCATTTAAAACAACATTGAAATTTATTCATATAAAGGTCATCCTTTTGTTTGAAAGAATATTCATGACAAACAGGGCAAGTTCTGTCTACTGTCCCCTTTGATGCCGCATTCTTCGATATGAAAAATCCGTTACACTCTTGTCTGTCTTTTGATTTTCTATTTTCCGATTGTTTCCTGTAGAATTCTTTCATTTCTTTGATAAACTTAAGCTCCTTTTTATCATCCCATCGGCTCTTAGGGTTGAGGATCGCTTCGGAACCATACTTTTCTTTAATTGCTTTTTCGAGCTTTGCTATATAATCGTAATCTATCTTCTTATTCATTGACTGATCCTCTCAATTTGATACAGGCAACATCACTGCATATATAATTAGAGTAGTAGTTATTGCCCCCAACACAAATCCTCCTGTTGCCCACCAGTGGCTATAGTCGTTTGGCCTCTTTAGTGCTGCTATCTCTAATTCTTTGATTTCTATGTTTTTGATCTCAAGCTCTGCTCTGAATTGGGCTGTCGAAGATTCAAGTCTTAATTGTAAATTTTTCAAAACCAAATCAGTCTCTGCCTTAAGAAGGGCTAAAGATTTATCTACCCTAAGATTGCAACGTTGCTCTGAGTACTCTATCTTTGACATTATAGTTGCCCATGCGAAGTCATCGAAGCACCAACCTGTAAGAGGAGATGGTTGACCCTCTTGGATCCTAAAATACTTACCATCAGAACCATCAGTAGCAGATACGCTAAGCGGAAAAAAACTAATTAATATGAGTAAAATTAAACATTTCTTTAATCTGTCGTTTAACTTCATCGGCGTCTCCTTTTGAGTTTGCTACTATTTCTTTTATCTTCTCTTTTTCGAGTTCTGATATTGTTCTCTCTTTTTCCTTAAAGCTGCTCTCTATATTCTCTAGTGTTTTCTTATATTTCTCTATTAGGTTGTCCCTTTTGAGTATCTCATCTAAATGCTTCTCTTTTAGAGATTTAATTTGGGCATCGTGTGATTTCTTCTTTGTTTCTAGGACGTCTTCTGTTGCAGCTGTATTCTTCCGAGAAAAGAAAAAAACTATGAGAGTCCAAACTAATAAAAACGGAATCTTCCAATTCTCTCTTAACCAAGCGTAGCATGATTTAACTGAATTTATAATAGCCAACCAAGTCATCAGATATTATTGCCATGCTTCCACTTAGCTGCCATATCAACCAAAGCCTGCGTCCCAATATAAGCCAAAGTTATTGCTGTCCAGTTGTCACTAGTGACTGTACCATACGCACAAAGGCCTGTAGCCGTTAACCATGCTAAAAACTTTCTCGATATAAATCGCTCTATATACTTGTCTGCGAACGCTTTCATCTGTTCTACCATTTTAACTCCTACATATCAATATGGGCATAGCCATTGTATTTATCTATTATTATCTGCGAATCAACGCAATCTTTTAAAGCATCTAAGTGAGATATTAATACCACAGTTTTGAAGTAATTTTTAACCATATCTAATATTCTCACAAAACCTTCCATGTTCTCTTCGTCCAGAGCGGTGCCGGGTTCATCCAGAATAAACACATCAGGTTTTGGCAAGCTTGATACCGACAGAAACGCTAGTCGAATTGCCATTGATGCGATAGTCTTCTCGGCGCCCGAGCCCAACTCCAGTGGTCTCGGTGAGTGCTTCGGGTGTTTTATATAGATATTCAGTTTATTGCTATCGTTTTCTATAAAAACCTCAAATTCAACAATATTAGTTAAAATCTTGGCTATCTCAGTGTTAATCAAAGGCAGACTCTTCTTGATGATATCGTAAGAAATACCATTAGGGTGACAACAAGTCCCAAGCAAATGATAAGCAGAGTACTCAACACTCAAGTCGTCCATTGTCTGCTTTTGTTCCTTTAGGGTTTCAAGCCGATGCTCCAAAGAACCGTTCTGCTTATAAAGCATCATCACCTGTTCTTGACATTCAACATGTTCTTTTTCTTTTTCACCTCTTTGTTCCACCAACGTATTACGAGTTACAATAAGGGCTTCAAGATTTTCTATTGCCTCTTTGTTATTTTCGTAATCCAAAATCTTAGATCTTAAATTATCTGCCTCCATGTCGTTCTTTACCAGTTCCATATCGTTCTTCTCTAGTCGGATTTGATCGGAAGTCAAGGACGAGGCTATAGAATTCTTTCTATCAACCACTTGTTGATATCTTTCTAGATGTTTCGTCACCGTGTTCGGATCCAAATCGTCAATAGAGTTTCGAAGAAATACGGTCTGATTTGCGTATTCGATCGCTCGCTTTTCGCAGATTTGAATCAAATCACTAGCTTCATATGCATCTCTGATAAACTTACAGTGAGAAAACTCTGATCCACAAGGCACTTCATCGAGTCTGGTCTTCTTCTTTCTATTTCTCTCTAACTCTTCTGTTTGGCGCTGAATCTTCGAAGCGATTTCTTCTAGTTCTTTTGTCTTATCTTTTATTAAGACGTCTTTAGACAAAACCTCCTCTAGATCAAATGTATCTAAAAATGCGACAATTTTCTCGTAAAAGGCATTTCGCTCAGTAATGGATTCCTGAAGGCGGGCACTTTCCTCTCTTATCTCTATTGACCTCTTAGTCGAATTAGACAAATCCCTCTTAACTGATGTGATATTTATTATTTCAGCCGGAACTGATTCTATGTCTGACTGTATTTCTTGTATTTGTTCGTTGAGTTCGCCTATCTCTTGCGACAACCTCACACAACCTTCTTTGTTCCTATCTGTTAAAATCAGACTCTTTTCGATATCAAGTTCCGTGTCTGCTATTTCTTGTTTATAGTCGCGACCTTCGAGCTTCTTGAGGGCCCCTTTTGTCTCTTGGGAATCCTCTTTAACCATCTTAAACTTACGATCAAAAACTTCGAGATCCAGAAACTTTGCTAAAATCTCCTTCCTCTTTGTTGACCCCTCGTTAATGAAGGACAAAGAACCCAATTGGCTAGACATTGACGTCATCAAGAAATCATCTATGGATCCAAAAACTCTTCTTATATTTTTATCGGTATCTTGTCTAGATAACCCGTTCATGCTGATTTTATTACCCAACATGTCTTGCTGATAGAAGTTAACGTCTGTCTTTGCTTCTTCGGTTTCTTCACCCTTGAGTCTCTTAATATATTTTTCAGAATTTCTCTCTACTACATATTCTTTATCGTTCACGCAGATAGAAACTCTACCAACAGCTTCGTCTTTATTTTGATTGATTATATTCAAGTTTCTTCGAACAGGCTTTGAAGTAGAGTTGTATATAGTGTACAATAAGCTGTCCACTATCGAGGATTTTCCAGAAAAATTCTTACCAAATATTCCGACTATTCCATTCAACTTTTCGAAATTAATCTTGTTTCCCTCTCCATAGTTAAAGAGGTTGCTCCATTCGAGACCACGAAGAGACCAGTTAACGTTTCTAGATACTTCCTCATTTTGTTCTACTACGGAGTTGTATTTCTGATTCAATTGGAGTACCTTTTTCATCACTCCCTCTTCCATTTGGAAGTCCTTTAGGTATTCCTTGATTAAATTCTCTTGGACCTTGATGTCTCTCAGGTCCTCTTGGCCTAGGTTGTTTGTGATATTTTCAACCGATATGTTCTCTCCCGCGGCCCTATTCAGAAATGTGATCGCCTCTGGCTTAAACCTGTGTTTTGCAATCTGCACTGCCCTTCTTACTTTGTCTAGGGAAATATTTGTTGACGAAACTAACCTCAGTCGTGCTCCCTCTGGAACTGTTAGTTTATTAGGCATTCTGCCCTTAGGGGTTAGATTAATCGTAATAAAGGGTTTAGGGTTAACAAAGGAAATATGCTCAACTGTGAAGTCATCCTTGTCCTCAATGTCCCAAAGCAAATAACCTTTATCTAGAGATTCTCCAAAATTCTGCTGAACAGTGGATCCACAATACCTGATTCGACCAGCATCATCGAGGGTTTGTGCCTTGTGGATATCTCCAAGCATCGCAAAATCGAATTCATCAAATATGTCAATATTGTGATCGACAGACTCCATTATCCATCCGATATCAGTTGAACAACTAAGCACGGATCCATGATATAGTGCAATGTTAACCTTGCTTGGGTCCGATGGAGAAGTCCAATTATCCTCATCAAACACAGAAAGAACGTTCAAGGTATGGGATTCGTCGATCTGTACCTCGCCGGCATCTTTTAACAGGTGCAACTGAGGGTGGCTCATTGCGTCTACTATTGGAGTTATCGCATCCTGACGACTACTATTTTTGAGATTGCCGTCGTGATTGCCCAAAATAATATATGTCGGCGCAATGTCTGCAAGATTTCTGAAAAAATCTGTGCACAATTCCACAAACTCAGGTGAAATTTGAGTCTTAGTATGTGCGATGTCACCACAGTGAACAATATAATCGACATTACTGTCTTTAAGAGATTTGTATAGTTGTTTAAACACTTCCCTATACTCGAAGTGATATTTTAAGTTACGAATATGTGTATCCGCAATGTGCGCAAAACGCATGTAGCCTCCACTTGTCTTGTAATAAGTTTACATCAAACTTAAAGAAAAGTCAAGTGTTTTTAATTCGATTAGCAATTTTTTCAAAAATTTCTACATTCTCTCGGACGAGAGTTGGATTAGCCTGTGACAGGACTTCGAGAGCTTCAAGAACCTGCTCGGCAGTTGGGCCAGACTGAGCTTCCAGTTCTGCTATTCTGGAAATTTCTTCCTTGATAATCTGTGTTAATCTGCTTTTTTTAATTTGCATTATTAAATTCTCCTTACAGTCCTATGGACTCGTACAGTAAATAGTATTCGTCTTCAATAAAAGACGCTTCCCTTTTAAACTTCTCAAACTCGACTTTACTCATAGATCCCACGTCTTCATATCCTCGGACATCGATCATATACACTGATAGGCCATATTGCAAGAACTTCTTAGCTATCTTAAGTGCTTTTTGCTTGGCGTCGGGATCTAGCGCTAGGTATATTTCTTTCTTGTTATCCACGATGCTCTTGAAAATAAATGAAGTTTCACGAAGGGTCGAACCCAATAAAGGAATGGCATTGCTGGCCTTGATCGCATCAAAAGCGCCTTCGACTAAAACAACATCTTCATCCCAGTCTATATTTAACTCATTGAAAACAACGTCCTTATTGCATTTTGGATTCATATATTTTGGCCATTGGTCTCCGTACGATCTTGCAATATAATAAGTTAATTCACCAGATGAATCAAAAGACGGTATTATTATTCTATCTGCATGAACCCCCTCACTACAATACCCTATCCTCCACTTATATACGTCATCAAGGCCCAAACCCCTAGACTTCAAGTAATTTATTGGTGCGATATCTAGGTCGCCGTTATCTTTACCTAGAAACCTAAATCCCTTAGGAAGCTCCAAAGAGATCTTCTTTTGTTCAGCTCCTCTCTTATCTGTAGAGAACAAATCATCAAAAGCTGTTATCTCAACCTTCCCCGTGAGTTCCCTCCACTTGTTTGCGGAACCGGATTCTCCATAGTATCTCAACAAAGAGGAGACATCTTTACCGGAATACTCACAAATCCAACATTTAAAGACATTTTTATCCACATTGATGGATAGCTTCTTTTTAGGATGTTTGCACTTTGGACAAGAAAACAAAAGCTCAGAAGTCGATTTGTAAAAGGAACCCAGAGAATCTCTAAGGATCTTTATTTTTTTTGATTGCATAAGGTCAGGCCCGCTTTGGCAATCACCCAACTATCTGACCGGTCGTATGCACCGGGTTTCGGATTGCCATTCTTTGTATATTGTA